TTACACTATTACTCTGCCTTTTTCAACTCTGGCAGTAATGTTTCCGGAATAATCGAAATCTACTTTCCCATTGCGGACGAACCATGCACCATACTGGTTTCCAGCAATACCTGTAAAACCAAAGTCTACCTTGCCGCCGGATAATTTCCACCAGCCGTACTCATTGGATTCCACGCTGTTGCAGTTGAAATCTACTTTTCCGTTTACGATGCGCCACCAGCCGTTTTCGTTCTGGGCGATTCCGGTGTAGGTAAAGTCCACTTTACCGTCCCGGACAAACCACCAGCCGTTTTCATTTGGTGCCACGGTGGTCTTGTTTACGATCTGACCATTCTCATAATAATACCAGTTACCGTCAGCTGCAGCCTGATCTGCAACTCTTCCTGTCACTTTGTTCATCTCTACCTCCTGCATCGGTTTGTTCATGATCGCATAAGCCACTGCCTTGGCAATTGCTTTGTAGCCAACTTTCTGATACAGGTTGTGATCGTCCCGGTCATCCACAAAGCAGATCTCCAACAGGAGTGCCGGCGCGTTGGTTTTGTTCAGCACTTTGAGTTTTTTGCTGATCTTTGTGCCACGGTCCGTAAAGCCCAAACCTCGCATGTTGGTGCGGATCCGCTCTGCCAGCTCCGGTTTTCCTTTGTTCATCGCATTTACCCACACTTCGAAACCGCCGATGCGACCGTCTCCCGGATAGTCGTTCCGTCCGGAGTTTAAGTGGAAGGAAATGGAGAACGCTACGCTGTGCGCGTTGGTCTTTGCCACGATCTTATTTAAGACATCGTTCTGGCTGCTTCCGTTGTCTACAGTGTCGTTGTAGACGATCCAGCCGTAGCTGCTCAGAATACTGATCACTTCTTCCACGATCAGACGGTTCTCTTTCGACTCATCCAGTAAGCCTACTGCTCCGCAGGCGGTCTTTCCTGCCGGGTTATGTCCGGCATGAATACTAATTGCTGCCATTACTCATTACCTTCTTTCTTTTCGATATACTGCTTAAATAACTGATGTAATCCGGTTGATGCCAGACCGCTGAATAATCCACTCAAAATAATAGCTGGCGAAATGGTCCACCCGTTGATCCAGATGGCCAATAACACTCCCAGTAACGCACACACTGTCGGAATGTATTTGTTATCCACATCTTTTATCCATTTTTTGATCACATAGCCTACACAAAGGCAGATTCCTACAATTACCGGAATCATGAAATCTGCTAAAAATCCTACATCTGTCATTTTTACTGTCCTTTCTTTTTTAAATGCAATTCTTCAATTTCCTGTTTCATTTTTGTTACCATTCCGTTCCCACCTAATTTATGATATGCATCATACATCTCATTGAAATTCCCATAAGCGTAAGATGGAATTTCTCCCAGCCGCATATATTTATCATGATATTCAATCAGCTGTACACGCAGAAGCAGCATGGTTCCCTTGCTATTTGCGTCCCTGTCCCTTTTCTGCTTTTTCAGCAGCCATACTATGTAACCCATCAATGCTGTTAGTATGATTGGGAGGGCTACAAGGTATGTCTGCAGTAGTATATCATTCACTTTTTTCATCACCCCCCTCTGCCTACGCTATCGGCTCATCAATCGCAATCATCGGATCAGCGCCTTTATTCTCATGCTACCACACTTCCCATTGCGACATACGTCATGTTGATCACCAGCATGGTTGCTGCTGAATTCTGTCCATACAAATACAGCAGTCCATTAGAAATCATGAAAGCTGTAGGTACCGCATTCAGCCAACCATCTCCGCATACCATGCCTGTCCCATATACAGTGCTGTTCGGCCTGTACCCTTCCGGAATCGTGCCGGCAGTCCACCACGTTCCTGCATTGCCTCCGATAGCACCCGTGTGCATATACACAGACAGTGAAACCATCCCATCCGCCGTTTTAGTGATCATGTTGGTTTCACATTGAAATTCTGTTAATAACTTTGCCGTACTGACCTTTCCGATATCGTCCATCCGTTTCGACAACATCTCGATTGTCGGCGACACAGAAAACAGCTTCGTCACGCTTGTAATCGTCAGACCGCTCAGTGATACCCGGTACAACGGGAAATCATCCTGCGTTGCTCCGGACAGAATGTTTCCATTGACATAACTCGGAACACTCGTCTGAATGGATGAACTGGCTTTCCCTTTGATCACCACAAGTTCCGCTGATTCCACCTGTGCACTGGTATCTTTTTTATAACGCATCACGATCAAATCGCTCCGGTGCATTCCCTGTGCCCCATTCTGAATTGTCACTTCCTCATAACTGTTCACCGGGATACGCATGTGCCGTCCCTGGTTGACCAGCTCACCGGATTTAATCTTAATCAGGTTATTTGATACAATCTCCGCTGCAAACTGATTACCGCCGGCCAGGACGTATTTCCCTATTCCGATCACTCCGGCATGTAATGCTCCGGCTGCTTCCGCTGTCACATGTTCTTTTCCGGTGTGCCCTGTAATAATTTCCACTGCCATTTCATCACGCTCCTATTCTCCAATTTGACATTCTACATTGATGCCACTGCTGTTGACTTTCAGTATCTTTTTCACGATGTCTCGTTTTATCGTAACTCCAGTAATTGTCTCCCGTGCTCCCACGATATCACCGACATCATACTCTGTATTATTTTCAAAATCTGTTTCCAACGTATTTGCTGCCGCCCAAGTTTCCTGCAGTCGCTGTGTACCGCCAGTAATCAACTCTTCCTCTGATTCCACGTTGGAATAATCGTAAGTCTCTGTCACTTCATCCACGCCGAAAAACGTCTGTGTTTCTGATATATTTCCCCGCGCATCCATGTACAGATGCCGGACCATCCGCTCACTGAGGTCTCCTTTTCCCAGGCAGATCAGATGATTTACCGGCCGTTCATTGCTGCTGATCTGAAAATTCATCTGGTCAGAATCCCACTCTTCATCCTGGCTATAATCCACCAAAGGTACCGCAGACAAATGCACCTTTCCTTCACGATAATACATGACCAGTTTTGCGCCGGCGCATTTTACCATCTTCCGGATTCCCGTGTATGCATCAATATAACGATCCATCTGATATGAAGTGATTGTGATGCCTGCTTCCTCGCTGGGTGTCTCAAACAGATCTCCAACTCCAATGCGCTGTATCAGAAATCCCAACACCTCATTGGCGTCTCCGGATAACACCAGATAATCCTGCCCGTCATCCGGACACACTATCTTCTTGGACAGTATCCCCTGCCAGGTCCTTCCGGAATAGGTAACCGTCTCTTTTCCAGTATCCACGCAAACACCATCGATCCGGCCACCGTACTCCGTATATTTCACATGACCGGCCACCACATCCTGCATTGCCAGATAATCACCGATACTGCAGCAATGATCGGAAATTGCCATGGTGCACTCAAAATCGTTTTCATCTGATCCGAATGCCAGATCCAATTCGTATCGATCAATCGCCCCAAGCATTGCGTGATTGGAATCTTCGTGAATCAAGTCCATTTTGGCTCAGACCTCCTCTCATACATGGTGATGTCAAACCCAAACAGCCCGCTCCAGGACACGGAATGACTTCCGGAAGCAACCTTCTGAAACACATACCAGTCTCTGTCCTGCAGGTTGTACTGATTGACCTGCTCACCGTCATTTTTCACTTTATATATCTTTTTACTCAGCGAATTAATGACAAGATATTCCCCGGTCTCCAGCTGGCAGTTCACATGGTACTTGTGGCTGCCGATCAGAATCTCCGGATTTTCACAAGGGCCATAAACTACCATTTCAAAATCTGCATCCGAGATGGCTTCATTCAACAGAATCCGGCTCGACATCCCATTGTAATAATCAAACGGATAATCATGTGGATAGTCCATGTTATTTCCGCTGCCAGATGTTTCCTGCGGCTGGAAAATGTACTTTGATTCATAGATCCAGTCTTCACCATCCGGTAGCACATCAAATGTGACCGTTGTTTTTCTGGTTTGAACGTATTTTCCAGATTTTGTACTTTTGATTACATAACACTTCAAATATCCTGATCCAACATAAATTCTTCCCGCCGTTCCTGTAACAACATCTATATCGAAAAAATCTGATAACTCACTGAGCTTCTGCATACATTCTGTTACAGTACCTGCAGATACCACAACGCTAATGTTTCTTTTCGTAGACTTTCGCCTGATACTCATCTGTGGGCGACCATTATAATTATTTGTGGAATAATTCCACTCGTAATCCCATAAAGAGGATTTTGCGAGCATCTTATATGCTCCACGATCCAGATACAGCCGCTTACCTGCACTGTTCTGATAATAAATTTCCATTATGCCATGCTCACTCCTCTCACGAATCTTCCCAATTCCCGGTTATTGGCTCTGAATGTAAATCCAGCACGTTCAAATGCATCTACTGTCGCATCTGCAAAACAACCATAATCAAATCCTCCACTGTTGCCTGTCATATTGGCCTGCATTGTTCCGATATTCGCTTTGACTGCATCGTTAAACGGTGTATACGGATCATAATCATCAAATGGATCCTCGAATCCCTCTATACACATCTTTCCAATCCAGGCAAATTTCTTTGACGGAGAATGGATATCAAGAGTATCTTTTACACCATCAACAATCCCAGAAAAGAAATTGTGAATCTTATCTTTGAACCATCCGATCATATTCTGAATACCCTGCCATAAGCCTTTTACGATATTGCCGCCTATTTCAAGCATCTTGCTAGGCAGGTTTTTCAAACCGTCTACAACAGCTGTCAAAAGCCCCTTGGCAGCTTCTGCACCTTTTTCACGCAGCTTTGAATTCCATTCGCTGACTTTCGCCACCGCGTTCAACAACCAGGTTTCAATATTGGAAGGTAAATTCTTAAAAAAGTTGATTACATTTTCCAGAAAAGCCTTTCCTGCTTCCCTCGCTTTTTCCGGCAATGTAATACACCATACTATGATTTTTCCAAGTGCATATCCAAGCCAGTAAGCAATATTATCTGGCAGTGCAATAAACCATTGCAGAAGATTATTGAACATTTCCGGAATCTTTTCTGTAAAGAAAGACTTGACCGCATCCCAGACCGTAAAGAAAATATCTTTGATATTCTGCCAGAGATTAATCCAGAACTGTCGGAATTCATCGCAGTTATTCCACAGGTAGATAAACGCTGCCACCAATGCAGCGATTGCCATAGCAATCCACCATACCGGGCATGCCAAAAATGCACTATTCAGCAAATACTGTGCCACTGTCATTTCTGCTTCCGCTGCTGCCGCGATTAACGCTTGTGCCTGCATCACACCAAACGCAACACCCAAAGCTACCAAAAACGGCACCAAGATCTGTGCATTTTCAATCAACCACTGGAAGCCATCCAAAACCGCAGCAATCACAGGCTCTGCTTTTTCAAAAACCTTGATAAACAGATCATTCGCTGTTTCTTTCACCTGCTTCATTTTGCCATCGGCAGTATCCATCATGGTGCTGTAGGCATCTTCGGTCGTTCCGGAGCTGTTTCCCAGATCATCCAGACTCTGCCGGAAGTTATCTGTTCCCTGTGTCAGTATCGCGTTGGCTGCTTTTCCGGCTTCAGCACTTCCCCACAAATTCATCAATGCGGAAGAATCACCATCAACAGAAGCCATCAGAATATCCAGTACATCTGCCAGACTGTATCCATTATCCATCAGCTGTGAAAATGACATGCCTGTCTTTTCCTGGAGGACTTTTCCGACATCTGAACCACTGTCACCTAGTTCATTCATCATCGATGACAAATATGTAGTTGATTCCGCTGTGCTGATACCACCCTTGGTCAGTGAAATGTATGCAGCGTTCAGATTTTCCAGATTCACACCATAAGCAGAACCGGTTGAAATCGCACGTCCCATATTGGAAGCCAGTTCATCCACCGTTGTAACACCTTTGTTCTGAACCAGGATAAACTCATCGGCAATCCTGCTGGCATCATCCGCGCTCAATCCATAAGCATTGATAGCAGTCGTCAAGCCACTCATTGCTGTTGACGATGATGTAAAACCACCAACAGATAGTTTTGCCGCTGTCTGCACCGCTGCCAGTGCCATCCCCATATCTTCCGTAACAGGAATACCGGCGGACATTGCCTGATACAGTGTTTCATTCAGTTCTTCCGCAGAAATGCCCGTCTGTTTTGACATATCCACAATCTTACTTTTTAAATTATCTGTATCAACACTGACGTCACCAAACAACGTGCTTGCCTTGGAAAATGATGTTTCAAAACTGCTGCCAACTTCCCAGACCTGCTGAGATACGTCTTTGAGCATTTTTCCAATACCAAGCGCAGCAATTGTCTTTTTTAACGATGACAATCCAGACTCTATACCGGTCTCATCTAATTTTGTATCAAAAAGCAAACTTCCATCTGCCATGTCCTGCACCTCTTTCATCTATGGCGCAGGCGCTGTGGCTCAGGCTCTTTTAACTTCCAAAATACTGATTAAATTCTTCCTCTGCTTCTTTTTCTTCCTCCGTCTCTTCCGGGAGCGGAGTCCATGCGTACTTCAATTTCCGATACTGCTGTTCCGGTTTTTCCTGTTTCGCACCGGTATAAGCACGATATCCCATAATCTCATTGAGCATTGTTCCGGAAAGCCCTTTCAGCAATGCCAAAAACTTATGCCAGTGCAATCTGGTTTCCATCAGATCAATCCTGTAATTTTGCATAAACGCTGCATAAATGTAATCACCATCATATTCGTAATAAAGCGTCTGATCACCGTCGCCGGATCCATTAGGGACCTTGCATGACGGAAAAGCAAAATCAAATATCCCGGTATAATCTTCTACGCAGTAAAAAGCAGGCGGTTCCACAGAAAATAAATAAGCGATATCCATCACCCCTCTGCATCCGGCATTTTTCCACCGCTGGAACTCAATGCAGAAACGCATCCATATCCGAAAGTCTGTGTGTATAGAAAAATCCCTGCCTTGTACCTGAATGGTATTTGGCAGAGACTTCTCTGTCAGATCGATCATGCCCCGAAACGTCCCATCATGGACTGACTGTTCTTCGGCATCTTGTCAACGGTCTGGATCAATTTGTTGAGTTCTTCCGGTTTTTCAAGAATTTTCATGATCGTCTGAACGGTTTTGTCATTCTCATCAATTGCAATACTGTTTGCTGCACGTTTCGCCTGCAGTAACGGTCTGTCATATCCCGCACGGATTCCAAGATAAGAAATAGTGATCGCATTCAGATCAACTTCATCAAAGTTATCTGTTTCAAAAATCTCCATGGCTGCTTCCGATCCTACTGTTTTCCGGACAAAATCATACATGGTCTTATACTTTCGATCCTGTGATACTGACATGGATGCATTCTGCTTGTCAATTTCCTCCATCTCCTTACTGATCTTCGCTGTATACTTTGGTAGCGAATACCCCAGATTGTTGTACACCAGTTCATACTGCATTGCTTGCTACCTCCTCTGTGCTTGCTTTAAAAGTCGGCGCACCTGCGCTCATGGTTGCAACACCATTTGTGATATCTCCGGCAAAGATTACTTTAAAGTTCAGTTTCTTATCCACTGCTGCAAGATCCTGTACGGACAATACGGAATCTGTCTCCCAGGCAAGATATCCACCGCCACTTGCCGGTTCATGCATAAACACAATCATGCATTTTATATGTGCTTCCTGCCCTGTCTTTCGTTCATAAAAATACGGCCATACCATCTCATAATCATCTTCCCCTTTGTACATAGTCAGATCCTGGTCAATCGATGGCTTGTACCGGTCTACCTCTGTGGTCGGATTCTCATCTGCAATATAATCATACTCATTTTCTTCCGGATTCATGGAAATGGTCAGTGTTTCTGACTTTTTAATCCGCTTATATCCGGTTCCCGGATCCAGAAACAATCCAATCTTATGCTTTTTTACAAGCTGTTTTACTGCTTCACTCATTCGCTTCACATCCTCCTCTTTCTTTCAAATACTGGATGGCAATCGATAACTGGTAAATTGCACTCGCATCTTCCTGTGAAACAATGGAATTGGAATCAGATACGTCGATATCCATACAGATTAGCTTTCCTGCCTTTGACAGATCCGGATAATCTTCCTCCATGTTTCTTTCTTCTACCCAGTTTTCCAGATTAGCCAGCATCTGCTGATTATTGACACGCTCTGGATTTAACTGTGTTGACTTCCGTGCTACCAGTTGGAAATATTCTGTGACCAGCTGACTGCCGTCCATATATTCCGTAACATTCTTATTCGGAGTTTTGAAGATGGCATAAGTGCCATCCTCCGCTTCAATCTGGTCAACCGCACACTCGGCAAACTCCATTTTCTGATACTCGCCAAGCCATTCGATGATACATTCTGATATTGTCACTTGTTTAATGCCTCCTGCGCTGCCTTTAAGATTGCTGCCTTACCACCATTATTCTTCATGTGTTCAAACCAATATTCGGTACGATTGTTCTCATGCTGCATCGGAATATAATACTGTTTCCTCGCGTACACCGTTCGGTAGATTACATTTCCACTACCAAGCTCTGTGTGCTCACTTCCACTTTGTTTTAAGGTCCCAGTATCAAACGGTACCAATGGATCACATCTCCGCAGCACTTCACTATCAATCATCTGCTGGACTTCATACAGCCTTTTGTTAATTTTCTCCTGTGTTCCGGGATTAAAAGATACTTTTACATTGGAAACTGTACCCTCGGCAGTCATCTTTAAAACAAAATCTCTGGGGCAGTGTACATTAAATGGATTTCCCATTATTTACACACCACCTTGTAATGCTTTAACAGTGGGACGTCTGTATTATCTGAAAGACTGCACACTGTTCCGGATTTCTGAAAATCTTTCTGCAGATCCGTAATCGTATATGCATCACTTATCACGCTTTTCACATCTCCGCATACAATCACATCATGGTTTTTCATTGGATTGATGGTCCAGAAATCTCCCAGAGCCTCCTTCCGCATTCCAGAATATGAAACTGCATCGATATACGTTTTACCGCTAGTATCTGCTTCCGCCGGAATGATAATCGTCAAAAGCTGCGTAAACACAACCGCTCCGGAAGATGCTACGGTCCGTTCCGATCCATACCGGTAAGAAACACCGTGAATTACCGTCCTGTGCCATGTTTTTGATACAGCATGATAATTATATAGCGTAATAGTCTGGTCATTCATTAAAATACACCTGCCAATCTTGTCCCGATGCAGTCATAAATCATTTCCCTCATAGAATCCATGAGTTGTTCCTTATTCTGTAAAGCGTAGCTTTCGGAATACCCATTATTGTTTACGGATGAAACGGCTTTGCCTGATAAACCTGCCTGATTTGTGTAGAGGAAATTGCAGATCTGGAATATTGCATTTTTCTCATCTACCGGATCAACATCCATGTATTCTCCAACTACTTTGCGATATTCTATTTCTGCCTGTTGTTCTACCGCATCAAATTTTGATTCTGGAACGATGTTAGGAAAATGGGAGACATAATACTCCCAACCGATAATCTGTGACATTTATATCTCCCACCTTTCTAGGCTTTGCCTTTTAACGCTGCAATCTCCGCATGAAGAGATTCGTTCTCCTCATGCAGCGCATCATTCTCAGTCTCCAATTCCTCGACCTTATTTTTCAATCTCGTATTGGAAGTCTTCAAGTTTTTATTTTCCTTTTTCAGTTCCTCCGTGCTGTCCGCTTCCGGTTTTACAGCACCTACACCGATTGTTCTCATGATTGTCCTCCTATTTTGCTTTCGTACACATAAAGATACCTGCACATTTGTTCTTGTACACATCCACCAGTCCATACTTACGGTATTTTAAGATATCCGCATCTGCATCCGCATTCATAGCTGCTGGAATAATATCATGTGCAACATGTTTATCATATTTCATAACAGCTGGCTTATGGATGATCATAAAGTTAATATCCTTTGCAGATGCATTTTTCTTATAGTGGCCTGCTTCCTCACCTGTTTTACCACTTAACAGATCAATAGCTGTGTAGAAGCGGCTCTGCGGTACCTTTCTCTTGATTGCAAAGCAATTTAAAATCTCTCTGGATTTTGTAGTATCCAGCGCCATAACACCGTTCATCAGCGTCGGTGTCGCATACAGGATTCTTCCTTCTTCCGGAACTTCATCCTCATCCATCTTATTTTTTGCATCAATCAGTGCTTCCAGGAACTGTACTGCATCCGTAAAATCCTGACCTTCCAGTTTGGAAATTCCTTCCATTGCAGCAATGGTTGCAAAAGTAAAAGCATCTGATTCCGGTGCAACTTTTGTTCGCATCAGCTCCGCGCCACCACGTGCAAAGGCAAGTTTTTCGGACTCCTGATCGTCCATTACATCAACAGAGATCTTTGTTCCACGGTCATAATTGCATTTGGAAGTTTTCCACTTCAAATCAACCGCACCAGTGGTATATCCGGTATTGCGGTCATAATCTCCCAGACCGGTTACATCGATCTGCGGATAAATTACCTCTCCCACATTTGCACCGGCTCTCACCATGGTTGCATCACAGGTCAGATCAGAAGTAACAGAAGCTAATTTGTATACTTCATCTAAGTTGGCTACATAATTTTTTGGTAATACTAATGTGTTTGGCATTTACTTATTTTCCTCCTTCTCCTACCGGCGGAAGTCCCATAGCAGCTCTGCAGTCTGCTTCTTCTTTTTCTTCCGGTGTCAGCTTGCCGCCACCGATATCTCCAATCGGGTTTCCTTTTCCGGCAATTTCAATTGCATCTCCAAAAAGCATCTTGCTGTCCTCGGCTTCGGTCAAAGTTTTGATTGCCGCTGCAATGTCCTCTTTCTGGTTTTTGGACTGCATCAGTGTTTCTGTATCCAGTAAAGCAGTGATTGCTTTCACATTCTTGCCATGTGCCGCTGCAATCCCCTCTTTGATCAGATCGTTAAAATCACGCTCTGCCAGCTTTTTCTGATAATCAGATTCAATATTGCCTTTTTCTGTCTCCAGATCAGTAATTCTCTGATTCAGTGCGGATACATCCACATCTTTATACTCATCCAGTTTCGTCTGCAAATCTTTCATTGCAGTATCACTCGCTTTGATCGTATCATTTGCCTTGGTCAGCTTCTCTGTCTGTTTATCATAATCTGCCATGGTCTTATAATTCTCCAGAACAGCTTTCTCGAAGTCTTTTTTATGATCCTCCGGCACTTCGATTCCGAACTCTTTCATAATGTCAAAAATATTTTTCATGGTTTCTGCCTCCTAAAATGATTTATGAATCGCATTTTCTGCGATCAGGATATAAAAAAGCACCGGATAATCAAACCTTTTCAGATTCAACTATTCGGCGCTTCGGCTCTATTGTTATGACTGATTCATTCCTACAGCGTTTGCAGTATGCCGGGTAATTTACCAGTTCGGTATCTTCCCGCAAAAGAATCATCTTTGGGTTGCCACATACCGGGCAACCATACCAGTATTTTTTTAACATGATTATTATAACCCAGTTGTCTGTTGCAGGCAACCATTCCTTTCCAACTTTTTATATCGCATGGAACGCTTCACCCTGCGTCCCGGCGGGAGATATTGGATCACCGCCTTTCTATGCGACAATACTTTTGAATCCATACGCAATCGCACAATCGTGTTCGATGATGCAGCCACGTGCATCTTCCCAACCCGGTGCAAAATAGACTACATCTGCATCTGCCAAAAGTTCCAAAGATTTTCCCAAGAACCACAATGGTTTTGCACCTGCCGGTGCTTTTTCAAAGAAAGAATCGATCACTTCCACCGGTTCTCCCACCAGTTCAGATGCCTTTTCAATTGCTTTGGCGCGTTCTTCCTTGATTTCCTCGTCTGTCTTGCCGCGCATCGGCTGGCTGATAAATAATTTTTTCATGTTCTTTTACCTCTTCCTTTCTTAAAAATGGGTATAAAAATACCACTAACCATTTCTGATCAGTGGTATCAATCAATATTAATCTTAAAATCGCACTTATCACAACTAAAGTGATGCAGATTATTTCCTTTGTGCGTAACTTTTCCTTTTTTGCATTCCGGACACTGTACAGTTCCGCCTGCTCTTAGGATTTTTAATATTTTTCCGTCCTCTTTATCAATCATGATACACAGCCCTCCATTTATAGTCTGGATATCTCTCATTTACTGATTTAATTATACTCCTCAAATCATCACCCGTCAATTTTCCTTTTCGATGTTTCATTGCCTGGGCATCACATACACATTCTACATGTCTTCCGCATTCCTCCGGGTAATCCAGATGTGTTTTTTCATGTATAAGCGTTTCCACAACTTTCTTTTTTGTTTTACATTGCAAAGCGTTTATGTATATCCTCTTGCCACGTTGATATCCATACAAATTTTCCATTCCCATATCTTCAACAGATGATTTGTTATTTAGAATTTGTACATCAATATTATTTTTTTCGATAAATTCTATAACTTCCTGTCCTATCTCACTTCGTTTCAGGTCTTTATAGATATTCTCTGCCAAAATAACATCGCCTTTTTCTACTGGCTCCACTGAAAACAATTTTTCAGCTGCTTCCCTTCTTGCACGTGACACATTGACTCTTTGAGTAGTTTGCGTCTTTTTCAAATCAGACGTTCCCTTAATAACCCTTAACCGGTTATCCTTTGCCCGGATTCCCATTGCATTACTGAAATTATGATATTCCTTGATCTGCTTGCGCTTCTGTGCTTCCAAAACAGAAGTATCACCGCCGATTGCTTTCTGTGCTTCAATCTCCCGTTGGGTTGCCCGGATATCACGCTCCATCTTGCGCTGTTTCTGGGTTGCCTGATAATAATTATACGTTTTACCGTGATACTCTTGCGGTTTTGGCTCATCTGGCCATGTGTTCGGCTCACTGACTCCTTCAAAAAACGGATAGAAATCATGTCGGCAGTTGATTCCCTTTAACCCGTCCACTTCTCCATAATGGCAGGCAGAAAAATTCGGGTATTTTTTATTCTTTCCGCTACGGCTGTAAATCTTTCCCTGCCATTCAGCATGTTCCGGACGTGCTCCCCAGTGTGCACTGACTTCCACCAGATCAGTATCCGTCTCTTCAATGTAGTGCATGGAGATCTGACCGGCAAGCTGACTGTTTGCGGTCCGTATCGCCATTCGTGCAGCCGTATCTAGCTGGTACGTTCTCCCAGAAGTATAATCAATACTGCGAAGTCCACTCTGTGCCAGTTCTTTCACACAATCATTCACACACTGATCATAAGAAAAGGTTCCAGTAGCCATTTTTATCAATGCCTTATCCAGATACTGCCTGTATGCATTTTTTAAAGCGGTAGTGCCATGTACACCTTTAATAGCGATAGGTAACTCTTTGATATTATCTCTAAGTTTTCCCCCGCTCCGCACCGTACGTGAGTCTTTCGAGCTCATACGGCG